AAATATAATTGTTTGAAGGTTGTAAAAACAATTAACACGCAAACGAATTTATTAGAACATATAATAGTTTGTTTTCCGGATTTAGCAATATTTATCCAGAAAAAATGTATTATAAACTCATTGGAAGACCTAGAAAAAAACTTTGATGAATATGATTTGATAATATACAAAAAAAAAGTTTACGCTATTGCCGACAATATTACAAAATTGTACTCTTTAATTGAAATAATAAACTCATATTGCATTTTATTATCCTCCAGCAAATCAAACTTGCAATCAATAGATAATATTACAAAACTGCAGAATATGGAAGAAGAAAAACTTAGAAGACTGTAAATATTGGTTACTCTTTTTCTTTTGTCAATTCACTAAAATATTCAGACCAATAGTTATATATTTTATAATCATTCGGTGTCCCCCAGCAAAGATAATTTGTAACATCAAAAATCTTACACTTATATCCCATATTAATTAATGGTTCAATCATATTATCTACATAAAATTCTCCATTAGTTCTATAGTTTTTATTATATATTTCATTTAATCCTTCTAAAAAATAATTGCCTTTTTTAAATAACATTGTTCCTATAATTGCGTGTTTATTTTCACAATCAGTAAACGGTTTTTTAATAGACACTCGTTTTATATAATTATCGGAATCAACATCAAGCCAAGCATACATATGTGGATATAATTTACTTGTGGGGTTATTTGAAAACGACCAAATAACTATATCAACCAAATCATCATTTAATAATTCTTGGTATTTTTTACAATCATAATACACTCCATTATCACACGCAGAAATTAATACAGGGTCTTCGTGATTAATTTCGAGTGTTTTGTTTTTAAAAGCTAATTCGCAAGTACAAGCTTGACCTTCTGTAATATAATTAACACCAATAAATTTTGAATTTGAATAATGTTGTAAAATTGTTTCTTGAATTTTATATTTTTTCATATGCTCATCTTGACATATAAAAATTTTGTTATTCATTTTTGGAAGACATTCCACTGCTTTTATAACCATGGGCAATCCTTCAATCTCTAAGAGTGGTTTTGGCATTTCATAACCAACTGTAAAAAATCTACTTCCAGCTCCAGCCATTGGCAAAATTAGTGTAGTATTTTTGCAGATAAGAGAATTATTGAAATTTGTATCTCTCTTCAAAAAATAATCAGACCAAACAAGGTATTCTTCAAGGTCTTTTGGCGTTCCCCACTGCAACATTTTTTCTATCTCAAAAATTTTCGTATTTAATCCATCATTTTTTAATAAATTATAAACCATGCTAACATAAAACTCGTTATTAATCGATATATCTTCATCCATTAGTTGTTTAAAATACTTTTTAAGAGTCTTTCCGGATTTAAAATAATAAGTTCCATTTGATGCATATTCATTCATCTTGTTATTAGTGAAAGGTTTTTTTTCTTGTATTTCATCCATCCACATATTTGTTTCTCTCACAAAAGCATAATTATCATTCCCCAACATATGTGGGTGAAATCCTCTATAACATACTATCGCACCATCTGCATCAGATAATTCAACATCTTTTTTAAATTTTTCATAATCCCATTTTGTTCCATAATCGCAATAAGAAACTATTATTTTTTCATCGTCTACTATTAATTCTTGAGCTTGCAAAACTGCGTCAACTGGTCCTTTTCGATTGTTAACACTCACCTCATAAATATTGCACCCAGGAGAAATACTTTTTAATATATCTTTCATATTGGTCTTTTTTAAATGTTCATCATTACAAATAAAAGTAAATTTTGTTTCTCCTGGAAATAATTCAACCACATGTTGAATTATTGTTTTGTTTTCTATAATTATAAGTGGTTTTGGAACATTATAACCAGAATCTATAAAACGCTTGCCGATTCCAGACATTGGTATAATACAGTGCATTAATTGATATATATTATAATTATAATTATAATTATTTGTTTAAATTGAAGATTGGCAAATTTTATATTAAAATTTTTAAAAATTATTATTAACAATTTAAAAGTTTTCATTTAAAATACAAGTAAAAAATAACTATTTTCACTCTACTATTTGTGGTTAATTTCTCAATTTAATTATATTTTTATATAATATAATATATCATATATCATATGGAAAAAATAAATGTGTGTTTTTTTATATGTGGATTACCAAGAACGCTAGACGCAGTTATATATAATATTCAAAATTTGTTTGAAGTTAGCAAATATAATATCCATGTTTATATTTCTACAAGTATTTGCAATGAAGAAGAATATATTAACAGTGTTAATTTAAAATCTTTAGAAAAAGATAATAATATTATTAAAAAAATATTATTTGTAGATGACTATCAAACCAAGTCTTTTAGAAATTCAAAAAATTATTTAAATAAAATGTTTATTGGATTAAAAATGTTAGATGAACAGAGTGGATTTGATTATTATTTTTGTATAAGGAGTGACTGTATAATTAACAGTTTAGATTTTATGAAAGATGTTGTTTTAAATGATTGCATTTATTTTTCAACTGAATTTAAAAATTCTTTTACTAAAAAATGTGTAGAAAAAATTAATGAGCAAATAATAGTTAGCAAAAACTTTAATTTATTTAAAACTCTTATTAATGATTACTATAATTTTGCAATAAATAACAATAGTTGCAAAAATCACAATTCTATAAATCTATACAAGTTTTTAAAATCCAACAACAGTATATCTTATAATTTAATACATATAGATTATAAATTGTGCCTTTCAAGATGCAACATTATAGCAATTTCGGGAGATTCTGCTTCTGGAAAAACAACTTTTTCAGAATATTTGTCGCGCATATTTCCTAAGCTAAATGTTTTAAAATTCGAAACTGATAGATACCATAAATGGGAAAGAGGAGATAAAAAATATGAAAAAATGTCACATCTAAACCCTTCTTCAAATTACTTAGAAATGATGAGCGATGATTTATACAATTTAAAAATAGGCAATGATTTATTCCAAGTTGATTATGATCACAATACTGGAAAATTTACTGAAAAAAAGCGTATTAAATGTGCAAACAACATAATTTTTTGTGGACTCCACACATTGTATAATAAAAATTTAAATACAATTATTGATTCAAAAATTTTTATTGATGTAGAAGAAGGTTTAAAAAAGAAATGGAAATTAAAAAGAGATTGTTCTGAAAGAAATTATACAGTTGATAAAATTTTAAATCAAATTGAAGTTAGAAAAAATGATTATTGTAAATATATAGAAACACAAAAATTAAATTCGGATTTTATTATTTATTACTATGAAAACGATAACAGTGCATTGTGTTGTAACATTATTTTTAACAATAATTTTTTTTATAATAGATTAAAAGAGTATTTTATTAAATATAATTATGAAATAATTGAAGAATGCGAATCAAAAATTGTAAAATTAAAAAATAATTACTATGAATTATATTTTAATGAAAAAATTTATTTAAAATACGATGAAGAAGTGTTTTTTTCACACGAATTAAATAACAATTACAATGGTGAAATACTAATTATTTTAATTTTGTATCTAAGCTTTTGAGAAATTAAATGTAATAGACCTAATTATTATATAAATACATGCATATTAATTATTGTATGAAAATTGCATTAATAACAGGAATAACTGGTCAAGATGGTTCTTATTTGGCTGAACTATTATTGGAAAAAAACTATGAAGTTTGGGGAATTATTCGTAGATGTTCTAATATTAATACTCAAAGAATTGAACATATTTTTGATAAATTAACTCTTCGTTATGGTGATTTATCCGATGGAATAAATTTATTGAACATACTAAATGAAATTAAAAATAAATTCACTGATATGGAAGTTTTAGAGGTATACAATTTGGCAGCAATGAGTCATGTAAAAGTTTCTTTTGATATGCCCGAATATACCGCCGATGTTGACGGCGTTGGCACATTGCGTGTTTTAGAATCTTTGCGAAACTGTGGCATTCCTCTCAACAAAATTCGTTTTTATCAAGCTTCTACATCAGAATTATATGGAAAGGTTGTTGAAGTTCCACAAACTGAAACTACGCCGTTTTATCCTAGGTCTCCTTATGGTGTTGCTAAGCTATACGGATTCTGGATTACCAAAAATTACAGAGAATCTTATGGAATGTACGCCTGCTCTGGAATTTTATTTAACCACGAGAGTCCTAGACGCGGTCACAACTTTGTTACGCGTAAAATTACTATGGCGTTGGGTAATATTATAAATGGAAAACAAGATAAATTAGTTTTGGGAAATATAGATTCTCTTAGAGATTGGGGACATGCAAAAGATTATGTCAATGGAATGTGGTTAATTTTACAACAAAAAGAACCTGATGATTTTGTTCTTTCTACAAATGAATATCATAGTGTTCGCGAATTTGTTGAAAAATCCTTCGCTTTAAAGGGCTTTGACATTAAATGGAAGGGGGAAGGTGTAAATGAAATTGGCTACGATAACAATACTGGACGAGAATTAATTTTTATTTCTGAAAAGTATTTTCGTCCAGCAGAAGTAGATGAATTATTGGGCAATAGTAATAAAGCAAGAGAGCAACTGGGTTGGGTTTCAGAATATAGTTTTGACAGTTTAGTAAAAGAAATGGTGGAAGCAGATTGTAATTCTTTTTTACATCATTAAAAATATACTAATGTTAAAACTTAATTTATAAATTAAGTTATTTAAAAACTAATATATAATATTATTATATAAATGAATGTTCTATTTTTCAATCACGCGAAACAACAATGTGGTGTTTATCAATATGGAAAAAGACTATATGACATTCTTAAAAAAACTGAAGGAATTAATTATATTTATATAGAAATTGAAAATCAATCAGAATACATAAAAGCTATACTAAGCAATGCACCAAACATTCACTGCATTATATACAATTATAATGCGGGAACAATGAATTGGTTGAACACTTCAACAATTCAAAAAAAAAGAAAAAATATAGGCATTCTTCATGAATCCAAAGAACATTACAATTCACAAGAAAGTTTTTTTGATATTATATGTGACATTGATCCAACAATTCAAGATTTAAACAATAAATATTCTATACCACGACCTATATTTGAAAATGTAGATGAATTGTTAGAAAATTATAAACCAACCACTCAATCTATAAAAGAGTTTATTGAATATTCAGAAGAAGGTGTCCCTATTTTTGGCTCATTTGGGTTTGGTTTTTCTTTTAAAGGTTTTGATAAAATTATTAATATAGTTAATGAACAATTTGATGAAGCTATTATAAAATTTATTATTCCTTGCGCACATTTTGACGCAAATAAAGATATTACAAACAGTTCCATAAAAATTTTATGTGAAAGCATTCCTAAAAAATCCACAATTAAACTTATGATTACGCATGATTTTTTTTCTAACGAGGATATATTGTATTTTTTAAGATCAAACACTATGAACATGTTTTTATATGATAGATTGGAAGGCAAGGGAATTACTAGCGCGTTGGATTATGCAATCTCTGTCAATAAACCTATTGGAATATCTGACAGCACGATGTTTAATCATATTTATTCCGATAATATTTGTCTTTACAAAAATTCTATTAATCATTGTATGAATTCTTTTAAAAGTATTTATAATAAATTTATAGAAGATTATAGTAACATTAATTTGATAAACAAATTTAAAAACATAACTAAAATTAAAATGCGAGGGGTATTTTACAACTCTAAACAAAGTTTATGTAGCATATGGGAGTCGGGAAAAATGTGTTACAATGCGTTAAAAAACAGCAACGAATATTATTTGGATTATTCCGAAGAATTTAGTTTGGATAATTCATACGATTTTGCAATATTTAACCAACATTATAGCGTAAATAATTGGATGAATGAGAAAATAATTCGCAGATTCAATAAACCAACGTTTTGCATAGTGACAGAAGTTTCATTTTCTCAAAACTCAGTTGCATGTAGTCCAAATTATTTTTCTCATTACATTGTTTTAGATCCTACAGTCAACGAAACTGAAAAAATACACGCATTTTGCAGACCACTGGAAGATTTTGATTTATCAAATGTTGACGAAACTCTAATACCAATTGATATACCAAAAGTTTTTAGTTTTGGATTTGCTACTCCTGGAAAAGATTGGCATAGAATTGTAGAATTAGTTCAAAATGATTATGAAGAAGCTTTTATACATTTTAATATACCACAAGGTACTCATGTTCCAGATCATGTTCATAACGAAGAAATAAATAAAATAAGAATATGTTTAAATT